AACGTCTTTTAAAAAAGATGGAAGACCTTATCTCTATCCTGTTATATCATTTAACCTAACTTCAAAAGGTGTATTATGAGTAGTCAACACGTAGTAACAAACATAATGAACTTTATCACGGCAAATTTGCCTACTGAAAACGCTTACGACACTATAGCAGACTATGATTACTTTAATGACTTCCTAGAGGATAACTCTATAACAGGTCCGTGGTTAGGGGTTGAGTTCGTAGGTCAAGATGAAGTACCAATCACTATTGGTGCCAATAACACAAGTGGAAAATATAGAGAGATAGGTTCTGTATTTTTACATGTAGCTGAGATATCTAGACTAGGTGTAGGCAATGCAATACGTACTAGAGCTACCACAATTACCAATGCCTTTAGAGGGCAGCGAATTGGTGATATAATTATTACCAGTGTAACAACACCTAACTTTAGTTCAGGTACTACTTTAAATTTAGATGGAGGATACACCTCAGCTACTATGATGGTATATTATGAAAGGGATAACGATTTATAAGGAGATTTTATGAGTTCAGCAAATAGTGTAAGGATTGCTGTTATAGAGGAAACTACTTACGGGGAAACTCCAGCAGTAGGAAACTTTGGTACTGCAAGATTTACTTCAGAAAGTTTATCAGGTAGTCCAACTACGACAGAAAGCCAGCAAATTAGAACTGACAGACAAAGTTCTGGTCAGATCGTAACAGGTCTGGAAGTAGGTGGAGGGTTCAACTTTGAACTAGCTCCTGATACTGTACTAGACGACCTAATTAGAGGAGCAATGATGCAAGATGCTTGGGTTACTGATACACCAGTTTCAGTAGACCTAACTATCGATGCTACTGCAAAAACTGTTACTAGAGCATCAGGTGACTTCAATACTGATGTAGCAGTAGGAGACATCTTAACATTTACTGGGTTCACTAACTCAGACAATAATTCACAAGCAATGGTTACTGAAATTTCTTCAGCTACTGTTATTAAGTATGCAGGGTCTGACTCTCTAGTAGATGAGGCAGGTTCTGGAACTACTTTCAAGGTAGCAGATAAAGTAACTATCGGTACTGATACACCTTCATTCTCAGTAGAAAAAGCTTTCTTAGATTTAACTACAAAAGCTATCAACTACAAAGGTATGTATGTTTCAGGTATGACACTTAACACTGCATACGGAGAAATCGTTACAGGTGAATTCACATTCTCAGGTAATAGTTATGAAGCGGTATCTGCTGCTGGAGATATGATTACTAATACTAGAACTATTAACCCTGCAGGTACTACTGAAAGTATGAACGGTTCAATTGATATGCCTTTCATTGCTACAAGTGCTAACGGTACTTTTGAAGAGTCAGACTTTTGTCTTCAATCTGTAAATATTGAACTACAAAACAACCTAACTCCTCAAACATGTATCGGAAGTGCAGCACCTACTGACTATTCAGCAGGTACAGCAGCTATCACTATTTCAATGGGAGCTTACCTGTCAGATAGTGCATGGTCTATATTAGGTAATAAACTTACGCAAACTCCATTCTCTATTGGTTTCTCAGTAAAGAACGCTGGAGGTTGGTATGGTTTCTATTTACCTGCAGTACAAGTAACTTTCGATGACCCAGCTTCAGGTGGACAAAATCAAGATGTAATCTTAGATATGTCAGGAACTGCAAAAGTAGGAACTGGAAGCGTAAGTGCTTTAACAATTTTTAAATATTAGATTTTTTTAGGATGGCACCATGAAAACTAATTTAGATGTATATTTTAAAACAAATGAGACTACAGAGAAGGGAGGGGAGTGGTGTGAGATCGCTCCTGGTGTTAGGTTTCTTATAGCACGACTCGGTGGAGTTAATGCAGATCGTATAAAGAAAGCTAACGCCCAGTTCTTTAAACCTCACGCTAGAAGAATACAAAACGGTTCTCTTCCAGTGAAAGAGGAGCAGAAAATTTTAGCTAGGGTTTTTGTAGAGGTTTCTTTATTAGGTTGGGAAGGTGTTTTAGATGACAATGACCAACCATTAGAGTTCAGTAAAGACAATGCAGTTAACCTTTTAGTAGAATTACCTGAGTTATTTGGTAAGCTTACTGAGTTCTCACAAGATGTAGAGAACTATAAGAGTGACCTGGGAAACTATTAAAGTCCTGGGTTACATGGGCAGTTAAATACGGGGAACATGTTAAGACGGGGTTTTACTTTAAACTGCTGGAGCTAGGCAGAGTAGAAGAACCTGAAGTAGACATAACCTACTTCGAGTTCTATGTAGATGCTTTTAAGGAGTTAGGTTCCTGTAGATCATCTATAATGGGTGTAGCTCCTATACCATTTACCGCTATATGTGAGTATGGTAGAATTTATAATGTGTGCGATTTAACTGAGTTTATCTACTACATACGAGAAATGGATGACGAGTATTTAAGGATAGCCAATGAACAAAGATCAGATCAGACGAATTCTAATAAAGTTCAATGTAACTAATCAAAAAGCACTTAGGAATTTTAAGCGTGATATAGCTGGGATGAATAAGTCTTTGAAGACTACTTCTAGTGCTTTAGGCGGTCTATCTACAGCTTTTGCTGGGTTTATTTCGTTTTCTACCGTTAGAGTCTTAACTCAATTCTCTGATGAGCTTCAGTTACTACGAGATAGAATTAAAGTATTTACTGGTGATATGGAGAGTGCAGAGTATGCTTTCGACCAGTTAGCAGGTGCAGCTAGGTTTACTAAAACCTCAATAGCTTCTCTAGCTGAAACGTATAACCGTATTGCTTTAGCTACAACTGACATCGGACTAAACACTGAGGAAGTTATCGCACTCACTACAGCACTACAACAGACCTTTAGATTATCTGGTGCGACTATTGCAGAGACTACAGCGACAATCATTCAGCTTACGCAAGGTTTGAGTTCTGGACAGCTAAGAGGTCAGGAACTTAGATCGGTAATTGAGCAAAACGCTGTTGTTGCGAGACTACTTACGGAGGCAATAGGTATTACTAGAGGTCAGCTTATTAAGTTTGCTGAAACTGGTAAGATTACTAGTGATGTAGTTATTAGGTCTTTATCTAACTCCTTTAGACAACTAAACGAGGACGCTGGTCAGTTAGGTCAAACTTTTGAGCAATCTTTTGTTATTATAACTGATACTCTTAAGTTAGCAGTTAAAAGTTTTAACGAGTTCACTGGGGCCAGTGAGATCTTTGCAGGTATTGCTAATGCTATAGCTGACGGAGGTCCTGTAGTTTCAGCAGCTATCGGAGCTTTAAGTGCTGCTATTATTGGGAGTTTAGTCCCTGCTGTATTGACTCTTACTGCATCTTTTATAGGGTTGAAAGGGTTAATAGGTTTAGGCTTTGGTGCTGTGATAGGTGCAGCAGCAGGTCTTATCACTTACTACTGGAAGGATATAGTTTACGGGTTAGAGATAGGCTGGTTAACTATAAAGAAAGCTTTTATTAAAGGAGCTGTATTTATAGAAGAGAAGTCTGAGAGTATTAGAAAAACATTATTCACTCTTCTAAACGCATTAGATAGGTTATTTGGTAGAGAAGGTAAAGAATTTAAAGCCAGTGATAACCTGTCAAAGCTAGAAGATGCTTTAGATGAAGTTAATGATGAGATAGACATAACAAAACTCAACTACCAAGAATTAAAAAAACAAGAAAAGAAAACCTTTAATATCGATGACTCTGTAAATGCTATGGAGAAACTAGGGAATAAGGTTAAAGGTACATCAGTAAATGTAAAAAAATATTCGGCAATTAACGCTAAGTTTCTAGAAGACTTTAACAGGACTAACTACGCTATAGCACTCCAAGCTGCAGAGTTGAATAGCCTTAAAGATCAGTTTAGGAACGGAGCTATTGACCTTGATACCTTTACTATGAAATATGTGCAGCTAACTAAAGCCTCTCAATCCCTGACTGAAGCTTTATCAGATAGCTCCACTTTCAGGTCAGGAGTAAACCAATATCTAGACTCTGTTAAGTCTGCTAGTGATGATATTGTTTCAGCTATATCTAGATCATTTAATCATTTAGAAGACGAACTACTTAGCTTTATTAAAACAGGTAAATTTTCTTTTACTAATTTTGCTCAAGCTATACTGGATGACATAAATAAAATTATTATTAGGTGGACTATTGTGCAACCTATTGCAGATGGGTTAAAGAGTGCGTTAGGCATAAAGGGTTCAGACCCTCTAGGTTTAAAAGGCTTATTCGGGAAACCAGCCGCAGCGTCAGGTTCCACTGGAGCTACCGTAGCACCTATAAGTTACTCTCCACCTACTCCAGGGTTAGCTCCCATAAACGGAGGCGCAGCACCTCTAAGAGCAGGCGCACCTACTACAGTAAATGTAGTCAACAATTCAGGAGCAAATGCTACGGTTAGTGAAACTAATGGACCTAACGGTCGCACCTTGGAAGTACTTATAGATAACCATGTAAAGAATTCTATTTCTAGTGGTAAGATGGATAGAGTAATGAGTCAGACCTACGGTCTATCTAGGAGAGGGTATTAATTATGGCATCATGGCCGTCAACATTACAAGAATGTTTAAATGAAAACAACTTCACATATACACCAGGAAATGTCTCTATAACTCAAGATATGGAGATTGGTCCTAAGAAATCTAGAAGACGTTACACTACTCCAGTAGATATGATAACTGGTTCTATCGATTTACATAAGGATGACTACAATACTCTTTATAACTTCTATTACTCTACACTAGGTGGAGGGGTAGATTATTTTGATGTAGATCACCCTATAACTAAAGACCCAATCTCTGTTAGATTTACTGAACCTTTTAATGTTTCTACTAAAGGTGGAGAGTGGTTTATAGTTAATCTTTCCTGGGAAGTATCACTATGAGGTCACTAACTCCTGAACTACTATCTCAGATATATGGTCAGACTAGTAATGACCCATTTCTTATGTTGGTTACTATAACTTATAACAGTACACCTATAAGATTGGTAGCTAACAGTGCTGATGTAGTAAGTAATGGAAACACCTATACAGCTTTCCCTGTAACTGCAGTACTACCTATTGATGACGGAGAGAGTGATAGAAGTGTAGCTATGACGTTTAGTAATGTCGATCTATCTCTTATCGATGAGATAAGGTCAGCTACTAATCCTTTACCTGTTCAAATAGATATGGTTCTGGCATCAGACCCTGACACTATTCAATTAAGTATAACAGATTTAAAAATAAGAAATGTCAACTACAACGCTTCTCAAATTACCGCACAACTATATTTAGATGACACTCTAAATACTGAGGTTCCTAGTGAAAAGTATACACCGTCCACTCACCCTGGGATCTTTTAGTCATTTAATAGGTACACCCTACAGCGAGTTAGATTGTTGGGGTATAGCTAGAAAGTTTTACCTAGATGTATTTAACATCCAACTTTACAGGTACTACGAAGACACACCAAAAGGGCAAGACGCTGCTGAGTTAGCTATAGCGTGCTCTACTGATTTCACTAAAGTTGACTACCCTCAATTTGGAGATATAATTTTATTAAGACTAAATGGACTTCCTTCCCATGTTGGTATTTACCTGAACAGGACTCAATTTCTACATACAAGGGAGACTACAGGATGTATAATTGATCGACTCCAAAAATGGAAACTAACTATAGAAGGATTTTATAGATGGCAAGAATAAGATTAAACCCATTCTCTTCTCATGAAGTAGTTATAGATCACACATCAGGTAGTTTGCTGCACGTCATTAAAGAGTGCTTTAACAAGACTAACCTTCCTATTGAAGAAAGATTATTAAACCAGTTTGATATCCTTATTGAAGGATTACCTATAGAAAAGGATAAGTGGGGCGTAGTTAACGTTTACCCTGAGACTAATGTACTTGTAGCTATTTCTCCACAAGGTGAAGATTTTGGTAGCGTACTAAAGCTAGTAGCTGTAGTAGCTGCCACTGTTTACACTGGAGGTTTAGGAATAGCTGGGTCAGTAGCTAAAGCTACTGGAAGTACAGTCTTAGGTGCAATAGCTCAAGGGGTAGCTGTTACCGGTGCAGGTATGATTGCATCTAGAGTAGTAGACCTACTTATACCTCCAGCTACACTAGACACCAGTGCAATTGAACCTTCATCAACTGCAGCAGACTCTCAAGTCTATTCTATAGCAGCACAAAGCAATACGATAAAACCTTACGCCCCAACTCCTAAAGTCTATGGAACTCATAGGATGTATGGGAACGTAGCAGCTACACCTTACACAATACTTAGGGCAGATACTTCAGGAGCTTTAAGTCAGTACTTCTATGCTATATATGACTTCGGTGTAGGCCCTGCAGTTTTATCTGACCTAAAGATAGGTGACACCCCAATAACAGACTATAACGATGTGGAGTATAATTGGGTAGACATTAATAAACCTGCATTTAGTATAAATCCTGAGTGGGATGAAATATATAAAAGTGATTTTGAATACTATAAAAGTGAAGTGGAGCAAACAAATATAGGTGTCACACTTACTGGAGATAGTTCAAACCCTACTGCACCAGAAGGTAGCTATAGAGTTTCTAGAACTGGGTTTGATACTGTAGACTCCCCTAATACTACCTACCTAAACTTATCCTTTCCTGAAGGATTAATCAGTTATGCTGCTGACGGGTCTACAGGATTTACCGCTGTACGTTTTGAACTAGAAGTAGCTAAGGTTAGTGACGGTATTTGGTACCCATTTAACTCCAATGTATTGACTACAGCTACTAGGTTTGTAGGTGCGAGCATCACACAACTCTCAGGACTACCTGCTTATTTTGATCTACCTGAAGCTCAAATAGTGGGAGGTACAGAGTGGAACATTGTGGGCGGTGGGTATGCTGCATGGGATAGCGAGTGGAGAGTTCAAAATAGTAAATTACTAAGGACTAGATATTGTGGTGTGTACACTGGAGCTACTTCTGTTAGACTTGATAACTCTCTTTTAGGTGGACGTAAGTTTTTAGCAGGTGACGCTATCTTTATGAAAGGGCAGTCTGTAGGTATAGTGTCCTATATTGATACCTTTCCAACATATACACAGGTTTACTTTCAAAGTCCTGTGACTACTCCAGTAGTTTTTGCATACGGCACTCAAGACGGAACAACTCTTGGAGTAAATGGACCTTTATCTCAAGTAAGTAACCCAGAACCTATTGGCGGTGGAACTGTATATCCAGCAAACCAGGCTGGATTAGAAGTTAAAATGACTACAGCTTCTAGCACCTTCGCATCAATTGAAATGGATTTTAGAGACCCAGGTCAATATAAGTTTAGACTCACTAGAACTGAAACACTACCTCAATACAGTTATGCATCTAGATCAGCAATGACTGTCCTATCCTTAAATACTAAATCTCAATCGTACGCACCTGTTACTAGTGAACTGAGACATAACTATCTAGAGGTTAAGATTTTAGCAAGTAACCAATTGAACGGAACTATAGATAAGTTAAATGCTATAGTTTCTACAGTACTACCCGTATACAAAGAAATTTCTCCTGGAGTATTTAACTGGGTGAGCGAACCTACAAACAACCCAGCTTGGATTTTTACAGACCTCCTGATCGGGGAGGTAAATAAGAATAGAGTCAATGAGAATAGACTAGATTTAGACTCTATCCTAGCATGGGCAGAGTTTTGTGAAACTAAGCCTCCTAAGTTTGGTGGTGGAACATTAGAAGGGCCACGCTATGCTCAAAACTTTATACTAGATTTTAAGAGTACCTTAAGAAATATACTATTTAAGATAACAAGTTCTGCACGAGCATCCTTAAATATGATTGACGGTAAGTATGGAGTTCTAATTGACGAACCAGCTACTACACCTGTTCAAGTTTTTACTCCTAGAAACTATTGGGGTTTCACTTCATCTAGAGTTTATGGGGATGACACTCAAGCAATGAAGGTGCGTTTTGTTGACCCGGACTCTAACTGGCAAGTTAACGAGGTGATAGTCTACAATACAGGTTATGATGTGAACAATACTAGCCTATTTGAAGAGATAGATGCTTTTGCTTGTACTAGTGCAGAACAGGCTTTCCTTTATGGGAAGTACCTTATAACCCAAAACAAATTAAGAAGAGAAACTATAACTATCAACGTAGACTTTGAACATTTAGTATGTACTAGAGGAGACTTTGTACTGCTTACTAGTGATGTAATGAAAGTAGGTGGAACACCTGCAAGAGTTAAAGCAGTATCTGGAAGTGATATTACAATAGACACTGGGTTCATTACTTCAGTAGGTGTTAACTATGGATACACCTATAGGGATAATACATCGATTGTTACTTCTACTATGACAGTCACTGGAACTAACACAGCTACTGTAGACGGTGCAGTCCCTGCTGTAGGTGACTTAATCGTTTGGGGTGAGGTAGATGCCGTTACTTTCGAGTGTGTAGTTAAGGGGATATCTCCAATGGCAGATCTTACTGCCTCACTAACCTTAGTAGAAAAAGCTCCTGACTTATATGAGTACGAAAGTTCAGAGACTGTCCCAGCTTACCAACCATATCTAAATCTAGATAGGGCAGGTGCTACACCTAGTGCAGTAACTAACTTAGCTGTGTTGGCTAACAGTTTTGATGTAGTAGGTTCTAACTATTCATATTTCATAACTGTAGGTTGGGACGACCTATCGAACTCTATTGCTTCTATAACTAATGATT